GCTGTCTTCGAGCATTATGTCGCTAATCCACTTACCTTTTTTGTCGATAGCAAACATTAATTTGCAAAGGCCATCTTTGCCGAATTCTTCGTAAACCCGGCTGGTAATTAAATCCAAAAGGTGGGAGCGATACATGGTCTCGGCGCTTACGGCGTTCGACATGTATTCACTCAACCAAAGTGCTAGTTCTTCTCTAGAGGGTTCATCATCTTCAAACTCTGAGTTGTGTTCGAGATTTTCGTCCATCTTTAGTCCTTTGTTGTTCTTATATTTTACTCAGACTAAGTGTCAAGCCAGCGAAAGAATAATTTCCTGAGCTTTAATCTTTCTCAAAGTGACCCATGAGTTGTTATCCATTGACGCCATTGCTCGTTCTTTTGGGGCAGCATCTCTGAAGTGGTCGAGATATTCCACGATGGCGTTATATGTAGACCACCCATTAAAACCAAAGCCGCCGCCATTTTTATCATTTGCGTAAACACCTCTAACTAAAGACAGAGTGTTCTCTCTATTTTTCTTTTGTCTGTCAGTCTCACCCGTGGCCGCCGGGAATACTCCATTAAGAACTTTTGCGAGGCTCTGAGAGTGTGGAGCAACCGGGATTGATAATAGTTTTTCTGCTGTTTCTCGAAACGATTTCGCCCAGTCAGTAGAGAACTCCAAGACCTTTTGTGCTTCTTCCATTGCTATGTCGGCGTTACGAGTGTGCCGCGCCGTGAATACTCTGTTCGCTGACTTAATTCCGGCCATGACTGTATTTTTACAAACCGCCCTGACGCTGGTATTAGCAAAAGTAATCGGAGTACGCCCGTTATGTCCGTTTCGTACTAAGAGATATCTCTCTATCTTGTCATTGATACCTGTTGGGTCGATAATCAGTTGCCCCAAATCGATTGATGAGAAGAACTCTCGCCCACCATCAAGAACGCCGCAAGTATCTATGATGGCTTCACCCTTACTTGCCCCCACAACTGCTAAGGCTCTTTCTAGACACTCAATATTCTGTTGGACTACATAGCGAGTCCCTACGGTAGAGAGCCCATCAAAGGTGCCATCCGGATTCACCCGTACAGTGGCACGACTGTCATCAATAAGGATGGCTTTGCCGTCCGGATTACGCATTGGTTCGCCGGAATCATCACAGACTGCCACCCGTGTAGTTACAACATCAAAGTCAGCCTGCGCAGCTCTGAGCATCTCTGGGGCTGTCTGGAGCCCCGACATCCGAACCCCCAATTTGTGCCAAGGGACTTCTCTGTCAGCAAAAGCCATACGAGCAGTGCCGTCTTTGTTAATTTCTAACCCGTGAGCCATTGTGTCTTGCCTCTCTATGTGTTCAGATAAATCTATCTGAAACAAGCATAGCCCTGAGTGGCTGGCTACGGCGTAAACAGTTTATTTGCTTGGCATAAATACAGTCGTGCCGATTACTAAATCAGTTCCATAAGTTTTCATAGCCGTATCGGTTGCCTTCTGGATATTGCCAGAACACTTCTGTTCAGCAATCCCCCAGAGAGTGTCGCCCTCTACTACGAGATGACCAGAGTTATCGCACGAGAACTCCTCTTTAGTGATGGATATCGTTGTCAATCCCAGAGCAACACCCAGAACCAGTATGACCAGAAACTGAATTGTTTTTCTATTGGCAATAAGGTTGCTGTTCATTACGCACCTACCTTTTGGACTTCAGAGAAACCGACATTTTCGCAACGATAGACCTTGTCGTCAATCTCAATCTCATCACCGACACTCAAGGCAGTGTGAGTGCGATTAGGTGAGAGCAACGGCTCAACAATATCCCAGACCCAACCCGTGTAGAGATTAAGGTCAGCGAAAACCTTTTCACAAAATGCGATGTGGTCTTCTGGCAAAATCGTAACGCTGTTAAACGAAACAGACGAAACCACTCGCCCACTTTCCAAATAATCACCGAACGCCTTAAGAGTAATAGTTACCTTGCTCATTATGTATCCCCTTTCTTGAGATGAATAAATTGTATCTGACCCCTACAACAAATGTCCAGTCAGTGCTGTGTAGATAGCCCCGCCCCATTACCTTCCAAGTTTGATTCGGACTTCCTGATGCTTTGGGCAATCATCGTATGGATTTTCCTCGTGAGAATTATCCTCACACCCACACCAGCCAAATATCGCTATTTGTTTTTCGTGAGTGAGAGTGCTTGCTTCGTCATAAGAATACGAGCGCTGTGATGGGTCGCTTGCGCAATCATTACATAGTTGCCCGTCAGCGTGTGGACAGAATCCCCAGCGCGCCACAAACCCGTCAAGGCTTTCGTCAAAAGTTGTATTCATTATTTAGTTCTCCTCTCCAGTAGTCCAAGCCAAAACTTCGTGTGCTATTGACGAGACATCAAGACCGTAGTAGTCAATGATGAGTTGGTTAGCCGTAGTCTCTGCTGTCTCTTCATCGGGCGCTTCCACATTTACGGTCATCACAAAATAATCAGCAACGAACTGAACTGTGTAGTATTTTGTTTTTATTTTCATTACTCTGCCTCGCTTTTCGCTAATTTCTTTTTCCAATTCTTAGCGCAACTGTGGCAATATGGAATTGGTTTGAGTTTTTGTCCTCTGTCCTCAAATATCCACTCACCCATCGGCGCACCACTTCGCTTACTCATATCTTCAACGAGTTGCCCAATCGTGTCATAAACATAAATTCCACGATTATCGCAAGTATGACATTCTGCTCGCCAACCAAAACCAAAAAGAACAGGCTCTTTCTTAATCATTTACAGCCCCAGCGCGTCGCACGCATCTTTTGTCATCTTGCGACTAGCGTCAATCACATCACCAAGCAAACTAACTTGCTGTTGTCTTGCTTCTTTTGTTGTGACAAGCCCACGCCGAGTTTGTTCAGCGAGTTTGCCTAACTGATTAACTAACTCCAGCAATCCATCTTGAGCATCGCGTAACTCTTGCACCACTTTAGTTTCTGTGTTCATTGTGTATCCCCTTTCTTGAGATGGGTCAATACTAGGTCGCCTATACAACAGATGTCTAGCCAGTTATTTAACACCGATAAGGTCGCGGGGCTCATCGGTGTTAAATCTCTGCTTGCGTTTCAGAGAATCAGTGTGGGGCTCGGCAGGTGAAAGGGGGTAAGACACCGAGCCCCACGATATGTCTCAGTCAGTCAAGACTGAGAGCGAACTTAATTGAGTAGCCAATCTAGGGTGCTATTCAGATTGACAAATATAAACCAAAGCAAAAGAATTACCGAAACAAATAATTGAGGGGTAATCTTTTTTGTTCTTATGAATATCTTTATATTCTTAAGCGCCCACCAGATAAGAACTACCCATAGCGATATGGCGAATACAAAAACTCCGATAATAAAAATTGTCCAGTTATCAATCATTTAAGTCTCCATTAAATTCAGTAGGGTCTTCTTTATCAAAGAACCAGTCATCAGAATTAAAGCGATTCTTTTTGGGTGTTCGCAGTCTGATGACCGAGAATCGTAATCTCAGGTTTCGTGGTTGAGCCTCTATCCATTTACAAGCCTCAGCGCCGTTAGCAAAAACTCCATAGTGCCTATCACTACCTGATAGCAAGAGAATTACGGGAGTCGTGAATTCTTGAGTGATAAAGTCTCGGCGTTTATTTTGTTCGCTATCGCTTTGTTCTTTGCGAATCACTATCTCTCTTTTGACTTGAGAGATATCTTTTTCGTTTTGTTGCTGAGAGAGTTCTATATCTACTAGGTATTCATCAAGTTCCTCATCAGTCATCATAGAGAGAAAGACCTCAAAAGAATCTCTGATATTTATTGTTGGGTCAGTCTTTTTTTCTGATATCACTTTGACTTCCTTGACGGGTGGGCAACAACTGATGAGACATTAAGTAGTGAGCCTTTTTCAAGTAGTCCTCTGACAAGTTGTTCAGTAGTCCACAAATTTTCTAAGCCATCTTTGTTTTTGTTTTGCGAAACAATAATTGTAAATGTCTCTAATTCTCCACTCACTGACTATCCCCCTTTTTAGTTTTGTTGGTTGCTTCTTGAATTATGTCAATCATATCGGTTAGTTCTACAGATGTCTAGTCGGTGATACCCGTAAGACACCCATAGCCTACTGCCCTTTTTTCATTTCGGACTTTGGAAAATTTGATTTGGAAAAATATCTAACCCCTTTTTTTCATTTCGGACTTTGGAAAATTTGATTTGAGAAATTATGTAATGCCTTTTTTTCATTTTGGACTTTGGAAAATTTTAGTTGGAAAAATATCTAACCGCATTTTTTTAGTTCGGGCTTTTTCTGTAATCGTATTTTTTTAGTTCGGGCTTTTTCTGTAATCGTATTTTTTGGGGTTAGTAGTTGCTCGTTCACTTCCACTCCTCTACTGCTAAGCCACACTCAGCGCAACTATGCTCAAGCAATTCTGCTATGTGCCAAGTTGCGATAGGGTGCTTCTCGTTGCCTTCGGGGTCAGTGTCAGATAGTGAGTAGCCGTGTTCATAACAATAAATGTCAGCGAACCACGAGTAGCCTACAGTGAATTTATCTCTCACGATTGAAACTCCTTTTCAAGTTCAGTCATAATCTTCAGGTGGTCTTGGTATCGTGCTTCAATAAAGGCAATCGTGAGTGGCTCTAGATACTTCCAGATAGACGCTTCTAGTTCAGTGATGATGTTTTCTAGAGCGACACTTTTGTTGAACCACCTAAGTTGCTTAAAGAAGTTTAGGTCTTCGCTTTGCTCTATGTAGTTATCAAATGTAGTTTCTTTGATGTTCATTATGTATCCCCTTTCATTGAGATGATTTAACTATAGTAAGGCACTACTACAGATGTCTAGTTGTGTATGTATGTATTCACCCGTAGCACACCCGTAGCACTTGCGAACTACTGATGTGCCACGAGGGCGATGATGACGATGATGATGTGTCGCGATGATGATGACTATTTCTTTTGCCACTCAACTTTGTTCGCAACTTTTATATTTCGTTGAAGAAGGATTGATGACTGACTCAACTTGTTATGTTGTAATTTCCATATTGTCTCACCTTGTCTGAATCCTTCATCAGTTTTGATAGCACCAAGCAAGCAAGAGTAGGAAGGCATATAAAAGAAACCTTCAACAACTGCGATTGGACTATACGACTTCGCAATTACGAAATCATAACTAATGTCATTGTGAGTAATCGGACTAGAGAGTTCGTAAATGAATCCTAATCCATCATTTGTCTTGCGTATTTTTTTGGCTAACATTATTTTTTATCCCCTTTCATTGAGATAACTAAATCATAGTGAGACACTTCATCAGATGTCTAAGTGATTATTCGTGAGCGTGATTACAAATAATCGAGATGCCACTTGTCGAATCGAATCGACATCGGGGTCAGCCCCGCCAAACTTTTTGGCGCACCCCAGTGGTGGTGGGGGTGCGTATTCCAAATTTTTTTGGTCGCCAAACTCCGGATAGATTTATCCAAACCCTCAACTTTTCCGCCCAATGACCGCCTCAATTCCTCCAAGGTTTTAGGTAGCAAAACTAAAATATACAGAAGGAGCCTTATTTCGGTTTAATTTATCTAAAGTTTGGGTAGGAACTTGGGTATTTAGTTCGTATAATCCAAATAAGTATGACTTCTATTGTAAACATGAAAACCCCCGTTGCATACGGTTCGTCGACGTATGTTGTGTTGTGCTATTTGAAGATGAAGAGATGTCCAGTGTCTGTAGATGACTACCGTAAGTTCTGCTTACATAAATCTAAGCCATCAGACATAGTTCGTTCTTTTGACGTATTGGTTCGTCACAGCTTTGCTAAATACACCCTAGATAACAAAATCATTATTACAAGCCTTGGTATCGAATACCTTTATCTAGTCGCCCGAAAAGTGGAATCAGGCTGTACCGGCACTAAAAATAAAGAAGACGCTATTTTGGGATAAATTTATCTAAAGCAGCGAATTTTGCAGCTCAGATAATTCTGAACCCAACCATTCTTTGAACCCAATTGGGTCGGGAGTCAATACTGATATTCCTGTACTGAATATGTTGCTAGTTGGGTCAGCGATAATGGCGATTTGTACGGGCGGGATAATTTCTCCGTCGTGGACAGATTCGGCCCACTCGTTGAATTTTCTTTTTCGTTGGCCTGTTGGGTCATCCCAATTTCCTGTAGTCCAGCCCTCTAGAACGGTAGTCCAACCATCCACCAGAGTGTCGTAGAAGCCCCTGTGGTCGTCGCTTTTGACCCATTGGCGTGTAATTAGCCAGTCGGGCTCAGACATCTCTTCTCCGTTCTCGTCTACACGCAAATGCTCGCCGATGAAGTATTTGGCTGTTTGTCCATTGGTTGTCACCATCATTACAGATGACGATGATTCGTCCATATCTCTACAGACAGCGCAGAGATAGTCGCTTTTCGTGGTGCTCCAACCGTAGTCATCACTATCGGTGTTTATGGCTTCACTACAGCCACAGCACTTATTTGGCTGAGTCATATTCTGTTAGGTCAAATTGAGTTTCTGTTACCGGCATTAAATTTGCAGAAGAGTTGCCAAAAAGGCATGGTTCGGATGATGCCATTGCCTGAATTAGGTCGTTGATTTGAATATTGCTATTTGTTTCTTTTTTGATTACGCGGCCCTTTTCCAGTGTTTCCTTATCTAAAAGCTTGGATACATCCAAATGACCCATTAATGAATCTGCACCTACACTCACAGTACCTCCTCGGGCTTTTGTTTTCTTATCAAGTATTCCTGTTTTTCTTTTTCTAACCATATTTCAGCGTGAACCTGAGCAGCATGATTCTTGCTGCTTCGGTTTAGTTGCTTTTGCTTTTCTAACCATTTGAGTGTCGCTCGTTGTTTTGATGGGCGCTTTTTACCTGGCATCAGTTGCTCTCCTTTTGTGTTGCTTACTACCATATCGTGGGCCCGGTGGGGTTCGAACCCACGGCCAAGGCATTATGAGTGCCCTGCTCTAACCGCTGAGCTACAGGCCCTCTTTTACGAATTCCATAGGTGTGAAGTAATACTATCTAATTGCCTCGGACCATTCGGCATCAGACGGTGCTTGATTAACATTAAACGGTGTCTGATTAACAATTGAATACTTCTTGTAATGCGGTGTGGTAGCTGCATATTCTGGGTTTAAAGTCTTGAGCCATCCTCTAACAGATTTCATTAACACGCCAGATTGCCCTGTTGCCTCACAGGTTTGAGCTGCTTTTGCTTCGTATTTAGATATGACTTCATACATTTTGTTTCTTTGTTCTTCCGTGGTGTCGTTGCACGGTGTCATGTAGTAGCGCAATCCGCCAAACTTTTCCTTAATTTGCAGAATTTGATAATTGGGGTCGATTGCGGTTAATTCTTTGTCACAGTCGACAACAATTTGATACCAGCCCTCATCGACATTGATGTACTTACCAAAAGATGAGGGTATTTTTTCTTTTAGCGCTTCTACTTGAAGTTGCAGTTCGTTCATTATTGTTTGAATCTTTTGTCCATTGCGTCTTTTAGGTCTTTGTATAATTTTGACGCTTTCTTTTGATTTATCTCTTCAACATCCTGTAGACCGTCAATCATTATTTTCATAAACGCTGATGTTTCTTTGAACTGACCATCTTCCAGTACTAGTTCGTGAAGTTCTCTCTTCTTTTCGTTTGACGCCAAAAGATACAGTTTGATGTGCTCTCCATTCGGGCGCATTTTTGTAAAAAATCTGTATTTCATAATATGCCTTTTTTAAAAAAAAAATTTTAGGGTTGCTTCATTTTTCTTCTGAGATTATATTTTTGTTTTTATTTGGAGTTACCCTCGGGGATTTTCCGCCGAGAGATTTGTCGATTTCCAAAATTTGTTTATCGATTAAAGCAATTGACTTATCAATGTCTCGTATTTGTTTTTCTAATTTCTTAGTATCGTCATCTTGCATTAAATCTCACTTTCAGTGAATTATTTTCTGACTAAATCATACTGTTTAATGGCATCCAAAGGGGGACCCTCAAGTATCAAGCCGCCGGGAGCTCCACAGGCATGAAGTAATGCATCCCTCAGCACGTCGGCAAGAATTCTCTCTTTTTGCCATTCGCGAATCCACGCATCCCTGTCTAATCTGGCGGTGACTATTTCTTTTTGTAATTTTTGAATATATTCCAGCTCAGTAAGGCCCTGTTCAACATAGATTTCCCCAATGTCAGATTCCCCTGATTCACTCATCGCCGTTTTCAACCACGTCGTAAGATTTGTTAGATAAGAGGTCAGCCACTTCGTTGGGCATAATCAAAAACCCCTTTGCCGGGTTGTCTGCGCCGCCAAAATCCCGTTTGGTATTTTGGTTGTACTTATATGGATTTAGCCGTAAAAACCTTTTGAGCCGAGCGACAGAGATAACCACAAACCCGCCTTCTGGGGAGAATATATAAACCCACCACTTAGCTGTGGTTACGTTTATCCCACTTTTTACCCAAATTTTATTGCCATCACTATCAACTGCGCCTTTGGGATTTTGCTCTGTTTCAACAACCATTCTTCCATTTCTATATCGGTCGCTTTTTACTTCAACAGAACCGCCAGACAGTGCTTCCATAAAACCATCAACAAGCATTTCGCCGTCTTGGCCGTAAGCCAAGTCTTTTTTAAAATTAAATTCTCGACCAGGAATATCGAATTGTGCGCTCATAGGAACATCCTATACGAACGCTTTATGGTTTCTTTTTAGGGCACCTTGTTTTATCCCAAGTGCATGGGTCCCATGGGCCCCATCCTGAGTATTGATAAAGCAAATAGCCTGCCTTGAGGTTTATTAATGGGTCTAATAGTGGTTCCTGGGTGCAGATGTCTAAATCTAAACAAACCCTTGCCCATTTGTTTCTTGATAAATCATAGTTAACGCCGTTAATTTGAAGCAGTCCTGTGTCGGAGCGATGGTTCCACTCAGAGACACCTGTGATGTTGCAGTTCTTGTCGACGATATCCCCACCCTTGCGATTTGGACAACCACCGCTTTCTCTCAGAATTATTTCCTTCAGTTTTTCATGGGTCTTTTCAGGCCATCCAGCCTGACTAGCCAACTGCGACAACCAATCAACCTGACCATGAGTAAAGGTGATTTTTGAGGTAAAACTGTAATCTAATCTTTCAATATTTTTGTGGGTAATTTGATTGCTCTCGTCATTTTTGCCTTCTAAATATTCAGGGGCATTTGCTTGAGATGTAGGGGTTTGAATCCCTAAGACAAAAAAGAGTAAAGAAGTAACCCAACCTGCAAAGATTCTCAATTTTGACTCCTAGTGTCGGTTGATAGGGCAACAAGCTTTTAGTAAATGGCTTGCCTATGTATTTATGAGTAACTCTATTATATCAAAGTAATATCTCTGACACAAAATTGTCTTTGTATCCTTTGTTTATAAGGGTTTCTCGGGCTTTACAAACTAATCAGAAAGCATTTCTCGTAAGAATTTATTAATATCCTCGAGCTTCACCGTTAGTGTAATTTCCCCATTTGGATTAATACTTTTTACATCTAAATTCATTGAGGCACACAACAGGCCTGCAAAATTCAATGTTGTGTCGTCGAATTCTTCTTCTTCTTCGGGCTTTGCCTCAGAATCTCCAAAAAGGAAATACATCATTGCAGCTATATGGGAGCTAATCTGCAGAGTGGCGTCACTAGTGCTTAGTGCTTGTACGGCTTCTATGCCGTCTTCTTTTGTCTTACCCAAAACTAGGCCTTCTTTTGATTTAATTACTTTGTTTTTTGCCATAAAAGAACCCTAGCACCCAGTAGTTGCGGACGTGCGAATAAGCTGATATGGTTTATGTGCTGACAAGTTGTCAGTATTTACGTAGAACCAAGGAGAAGAAATGAACCCAACACCAACCGTGATTACGGGGAACGTCACAAGCGAACCCGAACTCACATTTACCAGCAGCGGACAGGCTCGCCTGTCTTTTTCCGTAGCATCAAATTATGTATGGTACGACCAAGCTGGAGAAAAGCAAGAGAAAGTATCATTTTTCAATGTTGTTGCATGGCGTTACACCGCCGAGAATGCAGCAAAAACACTTGAAAAGGGAATCGGAGTAATTGCGATTGGCAGACTTGAGCAACGCAGCTACGAAGACAAAGAAGGCAACAAGCGTTCAGCTATTGAGTTGGTCGCTGATGAGGTGGCAATTGCTTGTCGCAGTATTGACGCGGTAACACGTCGTGCGAAGCAAGAGGGTGGAGCTCAGGCTCCAGCCAGGCCGTCACAGGCAGCAAATCAACAACGCCGTTCAAAGCCAGCACTACAAACAGTGGGCGCAGAGGAATCTGAACCTTTCTAATAGTGTTGTAAGTTTCAATTAAACCAAAACCCCCTTGTTAATTCTCTTCTGAGAAAGAGAGACAGGGGGATTTTTGTTTTACGGATTTAATTTTTTACGACTTTACCGAATTGCCTAAAGGTCTGAACGACTCCAGAATTTCTTAATTCTTCCTCGCAATCAGTAATTGTTACCCAATCTGGGGCGACAAAATTAGGGTCTTTTTTAATCTCTTTTGCGTAGGCTTCGCGAACCAGAACCCATAGCTTCTTTTCCCATTCTGTTTCGCTAAAATCATCTTCACCGTCACCAAAATATTTTGATTTGTATGTTTTGCCCTTGTCTTTAGCCACGAAAGCCTCCTTTTGTCTATGTTCTAGCCTAGCAGGTTGGACTTGACTAAGAATTTTAGATTTTCTTTTAAAAAGGTTGTTTTCTCATTTTGTCTTAATATAATTACTACTACCTACAGTTAATAATTAAAAAGGAGCAATAATGTCTGAGTACAATAAATTGAAGTCAAGCGGATTGGGCCGAGGTAGGCCAAAACTAAGCGCCGCAGAAAAAGAAGCAAGGGCAGAACTTACCGCAATAAGGCAAGAAGCAAGACGTCGTGCCCACATCGTGTTACAACACAAACACGCTAAGGAATATAATCAAATTTTTGATTCTGAATTAAGCGTTTTGTCCGGCAGTCTTCGCAAATCAAAAAATACAAAATAGCTTTGACTATTGTGTTTTTGGTGATTCGTCTGAAGATTCTGTCTCTTTTGCTAAAGATTCAGGAGCGTCTTTTGGGGAATTAACTAATTCTCCAGTTTTGAAACGTCGCTTCTTGGCGTAAACCTCTACAGCGAAATCAAGCATTGCATCTAAATCACTATTTCTTTCTTTTTGGTTAGATGCTAAAACCGCCATTTGTGACGAAAGCTCGTCGTCGCTAAAAGGCAGCATAATTGAGATTTTCCATCAGAAGATAGTACATCACCGTTTAACGGTCTCATCTGCGCGACGAAGGTTTTTAATATCTACATGTAGTTCGTCTTCGGCATAGGTTTGAAGATTCCCTAAGAATCCTTCACTGTGTGTTAGTACATCAGAGCGACTAATTCTGTATTCAACCACATCACCCTTGAAGGTGCTTAAGCCGCCTTTTCGTGTAGTTACAGAAACAACGCCCGTATTTGGGCGACCACCCGCACCTGCTGTACGCCAAACCGAAAACTCTTCAGGGAATCCTGCTCTTTCTAAAGACTCCTGTGCCTGTCTCTGAATTTCTGAGGAAACAGTACGAGCATTTTTCATTGTTACTGCCATGTTGGTTGGTTTCATGTTGTCAAGCATGGAACCGGGTTCGTCGTAGCCCAATGCAACCTCATGTACTACTTTGGCAAAATCAGGAGTTCCACTTTCTCCAACTTCTTTGAGAATTTTCTGTTCTGCTTTTGTGAGCTTAATGGCGTCTGGCAAAATTTTTCTACCAGAACTTAATCTTGAATTGTTGGCTCTTCTGTTGGCTCTATTAGTTTTACCAGAACTCAGTTTTGAATCTATTCCTGTCTTGAGTCCTCTTTGTAGTCGGGGTAGTCGGGGTATTCCTGGTTGTTTTTGTGATTGTGCCGCTTGTCTTTCTCTCCATTGTTTAATCTGCTGTCGTGATAAATCAAATTTTTCAATTGCGCCTTCCATGCTCCCACCGTTTATGAAAAATTCTCTAAGTTCCTCACTAATTTGAGCAAGGAAAAATTTTTTCTCAATTCTTTCTCTTTGCAATTTTGATAATTCCTCATCTTCATTTACAATTTTGCGGATTATTTTAATGTCTTTTTTTAGTGTTTTTCCAATCTGGGTGATGTTCAGTCCATTTTTAAATAGTTCACGAACCTGTGGTATAAAAATCGACCAATAACGCTGACTTCCGTCCCTTCTCGCTATTAGTTTTGGTTTTGTTTCCTCGTTGGCAAGCAACACGTCGGCTACTGCCGAGATATCCATTTTGGTGAGCCTCGCAACCTCGGTGATTCTTAAACCGTCATTAAATAGTTTAATTATTTTTTCTTCTTTTTTTTGTCTTCTAGTCTTTTCTCTAGTTAGTCTTAATTTTCTTGCTTTAGCAGATTCTGAAATATTTTCAAGTTTTATCAGTTTTTCTCTTGAGATATTGAATTTTTCCATAATTTCTTCAAACGGCATATCGTTTTTGATGGCTTCAATAATTCTCTGTTGTCGAGGAGACTTCGGATTGTATTTCCTGTATGGCAAATTATATTGCCGTGCCAAAAATAAGACGGCTTGAATAGTGACATTGTGTTTTTTTGCAATATAAGAAAGTGTTTTTCTTTTATCTTTATAGTCTTCTACGATAGACAGTTGAACTTCTAACGGGTAGTCTGCTTCTTTAAACCGACCGACCTTTGGTATCTTTGACTTCACATACACCCGTCTCTTTGCAGGTGTTTGTAGATTTGTGTCTGTATTCGGGTCTCGGGTCGCCGCCAAGTTTTCAATTGGTAAAAACCGAGGTTCGGTGTCAGTGTTTTTGCCAGAACTTAATCTTGAATTATTGGCTCTTCTGTTGGCTCTGTTGGTTTTACCAGACGACAGTTTCGGTTTATTTTCTGTTTTCAACGTTCCATCTGCGTTGTGCGTGTTGGTTTCCTTGCCTTTATTTCTTGCTACGCGCCTAAGGCGACTCTCCTCTAAGTACTCAGGAGATAAGAGTCTTTCCTTGGATGCTTTTTCTCGTTCTGTTCTTCTAGCCATCTCTGCAGGACTAATCTTTGAAAATTCGCGATATGCGGCTTGGTTTTCTTTTTCTTCTTTACTAATTTCTTCGTCATCGTCGTAGTCGTCATCTACTTCAGAAACAATAATTGGTTTTTCTTTAAATTTCCCATTTTTATCCCATGGTAATTTAGACTCACTACCATCTCCCTTTTTTACTGCGGCTTCATATGAGTCAATTCGGCGTTGAAGTCTTTGCTTGCCCATCTCGCTGAGTTCAGGGGTATTCATTCCAGAACTTAATCTTGAACGTCTAAGAGTCGCTTTATTAAGGGCATTCCATTGTCTATCTGAGAGCTTTCCATTCCTTCTGAATTGCTCAACAACACTTTTTGAGAAATCATCGGTTCTTTGAGATGCGATAGCTATGATTTCGCGTTTTTCTTCATCAGAAAGATTTATTCGTGGCTGGCTTCCAGATGAAAGTTTCAGTTTACCGTTTTCTATGGGGACGCCCTGCTTTATTAGCGCATCGATAAGTTCTTCTGCGCCCATAGAATTAAATTCTTCATCAGGCAATCTTGCTGTTTCTATATAATAGTCGGCATCACTAATTAAGTTGCTGAGTTCAGAATGATTTAGTTTTATCTCCGTACGGAACCTGCCTCGAACCTCAGAGCCATCAATCTCACTGTCTAGCCTAGACAAGTGGTCAAACCAAAAACGATTGGTTACCTGAACAAGTATTCTATTGTTTGGCTTTTCCTCGGAAAGAGATAAAAGTTCTTTTTCGTCAACCTTAAAATTCTTTTTGATTAGGGGGTATTTTTTTGTGTTTGAATCAGGTTTTGCTTTAACGGGATTAATGTCTGCCGCAAGAAACTCTTTAAATTGTTCCTCACTTAAAACAAACCCATCACTGACTGACCCTAACTTTTCTGTCTGAATTTGTCTATCCAACAACCAATCAATAGCTGCAGATATTGTTTTTTCAGAAAACGTGCGCACCTCATCGTTTTCTAGACGACGAGGTTTCCCGGTTGTGCTATCTATTACCCTCATTCGTACAAATCGTTTACCCGATGGTACGTCTCTGAGTCGGGCTTCGCCCGTAAACCCAATTTCCATATTTTTGTATGTCTGAAACTGTATGTATTTATTACTCCCATTCCATATGTCCTTTATGGGCTCGGTTGCGCCAGAGCTAAGACTTGGGCCACCACTTTCTTCATCAGAAAGATTCATGCGTGGCTGGCTTCCAGATGAGAGTTTTGATTTATCTCTATTTTCGGGAAGTTTACGTATATACCTGTTTATAAAATTTGCGCCCTCTTCGCTATATCGCTGCCTGCGTAGGTCGACGTTATATCGAGAAACTGCTTCATCTACAAGTTTTGTTGCTATACCCTTACCTTGATGTTTGGGGTCAATAAAGATGTTGATATTCCCGCGTCTTTCTACAATTCGTGGGTCATCTGGGTCTACAAGAGCAAATGGATAATGATTTAAGATGCCAATAACTTTCCCTGAATCATCTCTATAAAGCAGGCAATCAACCCATGTTGAATCATCAACTACGCCTTTAAAATATGAAATTCCCGGCGGACCATCGTCTGGGTACTGTTTGGCTTGAGACCGAAATGGCCACACAGGGCCATCTAATTCGTTTTTTCTATCTTTCCAGACTTTTCCTTTATACGTAGGAGCGCCATCGTATTTGCCAGAAGATAATTTTGAGTGATAACCAAATTCAAGAAGTGAATTACCTTCATTAAATAATTCTTTTGCTTTTACTTTCTTAGTCACTATTTCGTAGTTATCTTTTAACCAACTATCTCCGTGTATTTTTGCATATTCGGGGAGAATCGTTACCCAGTCGCCTTCTTTAATGTTTTTGCCCCTTGGGACCGCCCTATATATGGTTAATTCAGAGTCTGGTTTATTGCGGAGTTTTCTAAAAATAGCAACAGCTTTTTGAGCTAAATCCGGGAATGCGCCCCCATAAAGGTTCGCTCCATTTGGACCATAGATATCTTCTGGATATATGGCGCCATTAGCCAGGTTATGTAGGGGTGCCCCACTTGACGCATCAGGAGATTCGTGGCGGCCCTTGTACGAAGTGGTGCCACTAGATAGTCTGCCAAAACCAAATTCTTTTTTCTCCACTTCTTTTGGAACTGTGGATTTTTTAGGAGACGTTTCGGAAATCCAATTATTTTTTTCTTGTTCAAAATCAATAATTTTTTGTTGATGGTTTTCTAATTTATCTTTGATTTTTTGGTCGCGCCAATTTTTATCAAAAATATCGCTGCTCCAATTTTTTTCAATTGCTTTATCAATAATTTTTGACATCAACTCTGATGTGGCTGCCGCATCAGCGTCTGCTGTATGGTGTTTTTTCCCGAGGTCTATGTTGAGATATTCGGTCAAAGCCTTTAGGCTACTTGACGGAATTTTTTCACCAGTTTTCCCGTCAGTAGTCCAAGGTGCGTCTTGATTTTCTTTTGTCCATTTAGGAATTACTAAATCGGATACAACTTTCGTATCTACCCAGCCCTTTGGTCTCCACTCGATGCCTGATGATGTCAGTGCATCTTCTAGTACCGTTTTATCAAATACTGCATTTTGAACTCCAAAAATTGCATCAGGACCCACAAATTCAATTAATTTTCTATGCGCATCAGCTATCGATGTTTGAGATGACAGCCATTCGTCGGTAAGCGGTTCTCCATCTTTGTTTTTAAGATTTTTTCTCGACCAATCCCCAAGCTCTTCTCCCGGGTTCATAAAAATATTTAGTCGACCAATCTCCTTGCCGCCTTTGGTCTTTGTTACACCAAACTGCACTGGAGCGCCATTACCGGACGATTGTCGAAATTCGTCAGAAACCAATCCAGTAGTTTCGTAGTCAAAGAAATTTATTTCTAAATTATCGTAAACTTCTTTGAATTCTTTCCAGTTTTTTACATCCGCAAACACGTCTTCAGCGCCATCAAGGAATGGACCATAGCTAGGGTGTCTTGGGTACGTTGGTCTTTCGGGTTTCTCAGCTTTTGAACCTGATGACAATTTTGTTAACTTACGATTTTTCCTACCCGAACTTAAAATATTTTTTTCTCTTCTTATGTTCGCCTTACTGTCTTTCCACGCATCAACGCCTTTATCTCCGGCCAAGATTGTTTCTATATCTTGTCTTAATTTTTTATTTATTGCTTTAAGTTTTAGTTGCTCATTAGGGTGCATGTAAGCAAGCATCCCTTCTGCAAACATTTCTTTTCTGCTCACGTGCCCATAAGACGTAATCGTCCTTGGCTCGTTTGGTGAATCTTCTAGTGGTTTTTTTGTTGAATGAAGATTCATGTTTCCATTATCGGAATTGTACTCAAGTGCAATTTTGATTTTTTCGGTAAAATCTGAATCTTGAGGATTAATCAAAGATTTAGGCGACCGTTTTTTATTTTCAGAACTTTCAATATTTGCTAAAAGCATCTCGGAGTGATACCAGTGAGCCCATTCGTGTAAAATAGTTCCGGAGATGCTTCTGTCTATTACGGTGTCGGAGTCAGATGGTAATTTAGATGTTTGAAAGCTGCTTGAAATTGGTTCATTCGTTTGCCATGATTTTTTATCAACCACATTGATTGGATTAAAAGTCACCATCTCAAAATCAAGATGATTGCTCGCAGCAAATTGTGGCTCCCCAGGTGCATCTGGGTACATTTTTTTGAGCGCATCATACAATGGCTTTACCGCATCGCGATTGTTGTATGTTTCCGCACTTTTTCTGGTCATTACCGTATATGTTGGTGAGCCGTAATTTCTTACGGCCCAAGAAAAAATAGGCGATTCGTCAAGAGCAGTTTTGAGTGCTTGTTTTAATTGCTTAGTTGAACTTTCCGAGTAATCAATTTCCAACCAAGGCTTTCCAACCCCCCATCTAGATTCAAGATATTTTTCTATAGTCTCTTTGTCGACACCGAATCCATCGGCCAGCATTTGAGAATAAGTCTGATATGAGTCGGGGACGAGGATGTTTGAAATCTGCTCATTGCTTAATCCATCCAACCATTTGGGGCCGTTTTTTTTACTAATTAATTTGCCATCCAAAGAACTTTCGCCATATTTAATTTTCTGGCGAATTTTTTTTCTTTCTTTTATTTTTTGATTATTCAAATTTATTTTTGGTCTAGCTCTTTGGGTTTCAATAATTGGTCTATCTCGCCCACCGCTCAGCCCGACCCATACAGGGTTGGTTGTGCCTTCGTCTGCCCAGCCATCTCTGTCAATGTCGCGACGATTTCCTGTTGGTCTCTTGTATCCGCGCACACCACCAGTGGGTATGTCAATTCTTCCAGAACCAATCGTTCTTCTGTTTTTACCAATATTTGGCCTGCTCGCCAGGCCTCTACCAATTCTTTTACCGAGTCTAGATGCCACGCTTTTTATCTGCTTGCTATGTCTTTCGTCTCGTGGCGAGTAGTCAAGCTTTATGATAATTGGTTCGAACATAGTGGTACACCTATTGTATGTCCTGTCGACCTAGGGCCGATATAACAAGGTTTAATAATTACTTATTGAGCAACAGGGAATCTTTGTCCACACTCAAGACATATTGTTGCCCATGGGTAATATCTCACTTGGTGGTTGGGATGTGGACAGTCCAGGACGTTTGCGGCTTCCTTATTTAGGGCATCCCTAATCCACGAAGAAAGAGTGACCCCAACTTTATTAGATGCGTTTTTCCACCTATCTCGGTCGTGTTCGGTTGCGCGAATAAGGACTTGCTTGTCGGCCGGTGCGTCGTCGGATTTTTGCATTGGGGAAACGGACATGGAGGTGTTTTCTGCGACATGGTTCATTGCGGAAATCAAATTTGAGTCTTTGTTTTCTATATTGTCTTGTTCGTTATTCATCTTCCTGTTCCTCATCCTCAACAATTTCTGCATCATGTATTTCGTTTTTTTCCAAGATTTGATTTATGACGGATTCTGGCAAAACACCAGAAATACCCATCAATTGCAACAGTTGTTTGGCTTCAGCTTCGGGGTCGAATCTGTTAGCAGCCAATTTTAGACTGTCAGAGCCAGCAAGCGTTGCTTTAATCGATTCAGTTGTCGATGATTTAACGTCCATTTGAACGTTGATGTTTGCTTGGTCCATCCCCAGGAGCTTGGTTCTTCTATCCATAATCCCCAAAACTTGCTGTATTGCCTTGAGGTCCGGTTCAACTGACTGTTCTGTTCCATCATCCATAACCACACGTCTATGTTGGGTTAGTGGCCAAATAGCCTGCTGAAGGTTGTCTAGTCGTTCTAGTTCTAGTCTCAAAACCTCAGGATACGCTAAAAGTGTTTCACTATTCATCTTTTGCAATTGTCTTTGTATTGCACGAGATACGACCGTTGTTGATACCCCAAAACGACGGGCTATCTCAGATGTCGAGGTTCCGGCTTGACGTAGTTTGAAAATACGTAAATCTCTGTCACTAATAAACTCCCTTGTGGAGATTTTATTAGATTTTTCATCACTCATACAATTATCTTAGACGCTTCGAGCACCTCAAAAGGGAAACGTTTGCCACGTTTAATTTTTACTGGCCAAGGCCGTTCATCACGAGCGCCTCTAAAATGCCTAATGTCGTAAACATATGGGTCGGGGGATGTTGGGTCGGGTTGAAGGGAGATTCCGAATTCTGGCCACCTTGACCACACTGCGGAACCAAATGGTCTCAGGTCTCTAGATGACATAGTTGTACCTAGTGGCGCGTGGTGCTCAAGCCAAAGAGCGCATTTATATACGGTTCGAATTGTGTCCAGATATTTCGCCAACTCAACAGCAAGGGCTTCTGATGTTCTTCCACCTGGGTCAACGAATGCTTTATATAGCGGCCCTATTAACAGAATGTCTGGCTTTACTCTGTCAATAGCTTCTTCCAAAATGGCCCTGTCTGATGCTTTAAGTAGGTCCATACCTGCTGGTTTTGTTAAAATAGATGCAGTCACCTTTGGTACTCTGCCCATGCTCATTGCGTTATTCAAAATAGAAGAAGACATTCTTCTAATAATTCTCTCTGGGTTTTCTAGGTCAACAGTAAGAGTCACTACTGGCTTCATTGGCTGAAAAGTAAAGGGATGCACACCAGATGAAGAACATAAGGCAATTTGACGAGCAAGCATTGTTTTACCAACGCCTTCAGCTGCAACAACAATAACTCTCTCACCCCTTTCTACTAAATTTGGTATGACCCAATCATAACTGTCTGAACCCGTTTCATTAATAAAATCATTCCACTGAATGAGTCTGCCTGGGTCGCCTGGGTCGACAATTGTCGATGCAGCAATAATTAACGATGATTTAGAAATTTTTTGTTGAGAATCCAAATCTGCTCTATCCAGTACTTCTTTGAGCCGATGGATGGCAAGGTCTTTTGGATTTAGTTGAGACTCATCAACTTCTTTGCTCTCTGGTTCAAAAGCTATTAAGTCGGAAAGCGATAAGCCCTCATTTAGGTGGTCGGTTACATCTTTTGCTTTTGGTGAAATCCATATTTGAGCATCACAACCTGCTTTTAACAATTCCTCAAGAACCGTTTGAGCGTGTTGCTTGCCTGGTAAATCATTGTCTGTAATAATTTCAACTAAAGCACCCGACAATGCATCGGTATGTATGTCTAGCCACTTACCTGCCCCACCGGGCATCGTGGTGGCGCAAAGACCCATCTCAATAAGCGTGTTAGCGTCTTTTTCTCCCTCAACAACCCAAATAGGTTCACCTTTTGCTTTTGCCGCCAAAACTGCAGGAAGATTATATAAAACTTTTGGCGTCTCGCCTAAAGAATAAATCCATTCTCCATTTTCGTCTGGTTTTCTTTGTCTAAAAGTTTTAACGCCGTCTTGATTGACGAAACGTACTTTCTGGAATAATAAATGACCATGCTCATCAGTGAAATCGTAAGCGGCAACAAATTTTAATTTCTCTTTCCTTTCGGTTCGCTCCTCTTTTGGTGGCATTAATTCATGAACCTTGAGTCCTACGGCAGTACATATTTGATTTACATCACATCCACCGCCCCTATGGCAAGTCACCAGCACTCGACCATCCGAGCCTTCCGCTATGGATAAAGATGGATTATTATCGTCATTCCTGCATGGACATTTAGCCTGCCAACCGGAACCTGTTTGTCTCACCGACGACAGTCGTGTCAGAAAATTTTCTGCTATTGGGCCTGGTGTTGGCATTTTACTGAACCTCAGACAATGCGGTTGGTCTCTTAAGACTCTTGGGTTGACGAATTAATGCTTCTCCGTTGGCATTTCTATTACCCAATCCAGGTATAAATATTTTTCCATCCCGAGTAAGCCGAACATTGGTTTGAACACGTACTGCTGCACGTTGCAGTTCAGTTTTGCCACCCCATATGCCCCATGGTTCGTGTCTTAATGAATATTGCAAACATTCTTCACTGACATCGCAGGTTTTGCAAATCGCAATTGCTTTTCGTGTTTTTTCTTTTCTTTCGCGAAATTCCTGAACCTTTGCTCCCCTGACGTGATGAGGGAACCATAACTCCGTGGGATGTCCAACACATTTGCCGTTTTTCGGTGGATTATTAAAAGGTTCTTTGTTATTATCCATCGACTAACTCCCTTTGATGTGATTATGATTTCATTAGCCTAGCCACATCCCCCGAAGAAAGAAAAATTATTGCATAATTTATTTCTAAATTTCCGTTGACGTCGCTGGAAATGATGTCAACGGAATCAAGAGGAACTCCAAACCTGGAAGAGAGTAAAGCCCGTGTTTTACTTAATGTGATTTCATCAGATGCCATTAATGGCGACGTATCGATATATGGTCCCCTATTGGTGAGCGAGAGAGCATTGATTTCTTTTTGTCTTACATCTACCCTGAGACACCATGCGCAAGCAAGACTCGGTGTTGATGACGCCCTGGGTCTTACTTCGGTGTGCCCACATTCAAGTAGGTGTTTATACTTGACTTTACCCCAAGCACCCTCGCGGCTCACCTCGACTATCTTTCGTCTAGGGGCGCGACGATGCTCCGTAGTCATAGCGCTAATTTCTTTTTTGAAAAAGAGAAATTATTGAATTTTTAAAACCCAAAAAATCTGCGCAAAAAACTTTTCTTTTTTGCAGGCAGAGCCACCTTGATTGGAGCCTGAACTGGCGCTGGCAACTTGACCTCTGGAGCAACTGGTGCGCTCTCTTTTGGTTTTGAAGCCGCAGGTGCCTTAGCTGCTTTAGGGGTAGCTTTTTTCTTTGGGGTTGATTTTTTCTTTTGTGTTGTCATGGGCAAGAGCTTAGTACACAAAAATACTCCTTAGTGGATGTGCTCAGCACGACCATCCCCTGTGGAAGGGCTAATTGGCTTAATCTGGGCTTGTGGATGACTATGATAACTCCCTGAGCAAAATGGCCCTAGTCATGACGGCTGCTCAATTAGCCAAGTCAAATACTGTTAAGGAGGACGGAATAGGGGAGGACTTGAGTATGAACTTTTTTGGCTGGGTTGATGACCGTCTGGTTATTGTGTGCCAAATGAAAAGGGAGCTTATGAGCCTTTCTACCGATAAAAGGCTGCATATAGCGGCTGAGTTATGTTCGGTCCTCAGACGGTACTGGGGGGTGAATTCAATAGCCATGGTCGCAGAGGGCTATTGCTCGGCTAACCAAACCAGAACTAAGGATATGGAGCTTTCTATGGCTTTTCTTGACCCCAATATAGGAGTAAAAGAATGCATAACTGTTAGTCATGCTGGTGTTGAAGAAGATGGTAGAGCCCCATCCTACGTGAGCATGGTGGCAATTCCATATTCTTATGGCTTAAATAAAAGTATTGATTGGTCCGAGATTTTGGTTTACCCAAACGGGCCAGATGCTCAGCTAAGAAACGGACTTTATCCGAGAATGTTGCAATCAGTTTTAGCAGAAAAAGTTATTGATGATTTACCTAAAGAATCTTATGATGAGCTAAGAATGCTAATTAAACATAACGGATTCTATGTACAGGAATTTAATTAATGTATATAATGGGGTATGCCGTTCTACGACTCTCCTTCATTTAGGGATAGGGCTAGCGCAGGATTGATACGTAATAGCGGTTCGGGGATACAACAAAACACCCCCTGTCCGATTTGCGGACATCCAACTGGAGATTGCGTCGGAGAATCTGAGCCACCAAAAATTATAGCCGGCTATGGCGCAACAGAAGAACTTAAAGAAATTCAAAATTTCTTAGTTGAAGAAGACATATTGCAAACAGTGCAAATAACTCCATTTACAAGTGTTAAGGTAATCCTTCACGCAAAAGGGAAATACATACCATACAAAGAAGCCGAGAGTTTGGGTCTAATCAAAAAATAATTTGATTAATTTTAGACCATTTTAGTATTCTGATTTCGGTTAATATCGATAGACCATTTAAACCACTTAAGGAAAATTATTATGACATTACTTGACCAAGAATTTGTAGATTCGTATTCTCAAAAATTACCACCATGGGGTTTTAACGGCATGGGGGAAATTGTTTTCCTTAGAACATATAGTCGCAAAAAAAGTAATGGAAATAACGAAACATGGGTTGAAACTCTTCAAAGAGTTATTAATGGTGCGCATGAAATAGGTGTTGATTACACCAAGGAAGAAGCGGAAAAACTATTTGACCACTGCTTCAATCTTCGTTGTTCTTTTTCTGGACGCTCTTTATGGCAGCTAGGAACACCTCTCGTCCAAAAATTTAATGCCACATCGCTTAACAATTGTTATTTCACCAATATTGAAAAAATTGAAGATTTTGAGCTTTTGTTTGAGTATTTAATGCTTGGTGGTGGTGTCGGTTTTTCTGTAGAGCGTTCAAAGATTCACGATTTACCAAAAGTTAAGTCAGGGGTTGTAATCACCCAAGAACGCAGCAATGACGCAGACATTATCGTTCCTGATTCGCGTCAAGGTTGGAAACGTCTTCTTCATGCTGTATTGAAATCGTATTTTGATACCGGTAAATCATTTTCGTATTCAACTATTTTGATTCGTGAATATGGAGCTCCTTTGAATACTTTTGGTGGTACCGCATCCGGTCCTGGCGCGCTCATTGATGGAATTTCAGATATCTGCAAGGTCTTGCAGAACCGTGAAGGTAAAAAACTTCGTTCTATTGATGTGTTGGACATCTGCAACATCATTGGACGTATTGTCGTTTCTGGTTCTTCACGACGTTCAGCGCAAATCGCCATGGGTGACCCAGACGATGTGTTGTTTATCCGCGCTAAAAACTGGGCATCAGGCAACATTCCTGCCTGGAGAGCAAATTCGAATAACTCAATTTACGCAGACCATTATGACGAAATAATGAGTGAGCTATGGAAGGGCTACGACGGCACTGGGGAGCCCTACGGACTACTAAATCGCCGTCTTGCCCGCAAATATGGTCGCCTCGGTGAAATAAAAATTGATAATTCAATTGAGGGCTTTAATCCCTGCGCTGAGATTGCTCTTGCTGATGGGGAATCATGTAACTTAGCAACCATATTTTTGTCAAATATTGAGTCACTTGAGCAATTTAAAGAAATCTCCCGTTTGCTTTACAAGACACAAAAACAAATTACTCGTATGGCGTACCCGTACGAGAAGACAACAAGTATCGTAAGCAAGAACGCAAGACTTGGACAATCTGTGACTGGGATACTTCAATGCTCGGAAGAACAGATTTCGTGGCTGTCTCCTGCGTATGAATACTTGCAGGAATTTGACAAGCAGTACTCCGCTGAGCGTGGATGGCCTGAGTCTGTTCGCTTGACCACGGTTCAGCCCTCTGGAACGCTTTCGCTCCTTCCTGGTGTGACTCCTGGAATCCACCCTGCATTTGCTCCCTTCTACGTTAGACGAGTTCGTTTTGGCTCTTCTGACCCACTTGTCGATGCGTGTCGTAAGCGTGGATACAAAATCCAGTGGGACATA